CAGATCCAGATTCTGCTGATGGCATCGTGATTGTGATAGTTGTAGCATTAGGGACAGTTGTAACCATAAATTTTTTATCGTTAAAATCTGCAGCTGCAAAATTAGAATTAGTAATAGAGCTAAAACTATCTAATAAAACTATGTCTTGTGCAGATATGCCATGATCTCCACTAAAAGTTATGGTGACAGATGTTGATCCGTTGGTCGTGGTAAATGCACTTGTAAGAGTTGTTGTAGATTTGATAGGGTGTATGTCATAATATACTCCACCAGAGAATGCATATAAAATTCTGTTTGTGCCAATGATTGCGTATTTTCTAGCTTTGCTATTTACAAAGTGATGAAGACCTCTACCTGCACCAGTAAGAGCATCATCTCCTAATTGTTTCCAGCCACCTATTTTTTCAGGCGTTCCATATCTAAATCTGACATTATCACAGTCTGTCCATTGACTTTCTGCTCCTGTGTCTGTGATTTGTTTATTAATTCCTGGTGCAAAACCTATCTTTTGTAACATAATAAATCCATATATAGCAAATTTATTACTTATTTAACAGAGTAAAAGCACGGGGGTGTGGTTGTGGTGGTAACCCCCGCACCAGTCTATTTTATAGACTATTTTTTAGATATAGTCAACTTCCTACCCTTAAACCAAGATGGGAGACCTAGAAAAGGTCTTTTGTCTAAAGCATTCTCTTTTGCATTTTTAGATCCTGCTTTGTTATAATGTAAGAAAACTTGTCCACAGTCTTTACCTGTAAATTCTTCTCTCCAATGCTCTAAGTCACAACCAGAGTATATTAACATATCTCCTTGTTTAAGATCAACCTTAACACCTGCTTGTCCTTGTTTACCAGTTGGATCTAAATATATCGGCCATGGGTCACCACCTAGATTTAATGTGGTAGATATTTCACAAGAATATCTATCTTTGTGTCTAGCAAGAACATCACCTTTTTTATAAATTCTAGCATACGAATATGTTTCTGATAATTTTAAACCTGTGTGTTTTTCCATTACTGGTTTTACTTTTTGCAATAATGTATCCATTGCAATGTCACTGTAGTGTGAATATGTATTTGGAACCTGTTCATCAGTCCATACACCAAAGTAATCAGTAAAAGGTGAAATGTATCTAGTATCAAATAATACCTTTGCTACATTTCTTTTATTTAAAAAATAACTATAAACAAAATCAGCTAACTCTTTTGATATTGCATTTTTTAAAACAGTGTATTTATTTTTTTTAAATGACATTATTTATTTCCTCCATGTTGTAAAACTGTTTTTGGTATTGCCTGACAATTCCAATGTATAAATCTAAAAGGTTCATAACCTAAGTCTGGTATATATTGATGAGGCATATAAGATGGAAAAAATATCATACGGCCTGGTTTAACTTGATAATTAACTTGTGAAGTGGCATATGTAACATTGTTTTTATCTTTTTCTGGTAAAAGATTCATAACATTACCAGGTCTAGGATCGTCAAACACTGGAAGAGATGTTCTCTCACTAGCTTTTAAAAAATAAAAACCAGACATATGTCCATTCCAATGAGTATGTAAACTATGATAACCTGTACCTTTTGATGCAAATTCTTGTACCCATAATTCTGTAATAAAAATTTGATATTGAGTTAAATCAAAACCCATTTCTATTAATAAATTATGAGAAGTTGCGCCAATATAATTTTGTAAATCTAAAAAATTAGGATCATTAATTAAAGTTGTTGAATGAAATACTTTACCTGCATCTCCTTTATTTCCATATTTTTTATTTCTCTCATTAATTTCTTTTTTTAAATTTTTTTTTGATTGTTCTATGTAAGGATCAGATGCTTTGTTTAACTTGTCAACAAAGCCTGGTTCATCCGCCCACCATATAGGACATGCGAAATAAGATTCCCTTGTTAATTCTTTTGGAAACGTTGATATATTTTGTTTTTTATTCTTTTTCTTTTTCTTTTTCATTTATAAGGCCATCCTAAGTTCCATATTACTAAACTATATCTCGATCCTTTTTTAACTGGACATACCCTATGCCATACAAATCCTGGAAAGACAAC